CTACTATATTGACAAGGGCAATGTGTACTCCCAAAGCCTCCAGGACAAGCCGCTGTTGCAAGCTATGGACTCTGCAGCAAAGACTTTTCCTGGTGGTAAAGGAGAACTTTCGGTAGCAGTTAAGGGGACATACACAACTACTGTGTCTGGTTACACCCATAACGACACTGTTACATACGCTAACCCAGCCAACATCAAGCGCGCTAACTACGCTTGGAAAGAGCATCACGCTGGTATTTCATTGACTCTGACCGAACTCAAGAAGGACGGCATCAGTGTTACTGATTCAACTACAAGCGCTGGTACTTCTAACCATAGCGGTCGTGACGCGACTGTGTTGGTCAACTTGTTCCAGGACAAGCTCGACGACATGATGGAAGGCTACTCTCGTGGCGTAAACGACTTCCTTTATGGCGACGGTACAGCTGACGCTGACGCTCTTGCTGGCATCCGCTCGGTCATTCTTGATGATCCTGCAGCTGTCGGTGCGACTGTTGGTGGTTTGTCTACTGTTAGCAACACTTGGTGGCGCAACCGTTCAGATGTGGCGATTGCTACAACTGCTGGCGGCCAGGAGCTGATTGAAAAGCTCCATGCTGAAATGCGTCAGCTCAAGCGTTATGGCGGTAAGCCAAACATCGCTGTTTGCGGATCTGCGTTCTTGGATCGCCTTGCTGACGAATTGCGTCGCAATGGTAACTACTCGCAGACTGGATTCTCACGCGGTCAGAACATCGCAATGGGCGAGATCAACTACAACGGACTGCAGTTCGTTTACGATCCTACGCTCGACGATTTGACGATCACTAACCAGGATCCATCAAAGCGTTGTTACATCATCGATACTTCTAAGCTGTGTATGTACTACATGGACGGCGAGAAAATGAAGCGTCATAGCCCTGCTCGTCCAGCGGACCAGTATGTGATGTATCGCGCAATCACAACAACGGCAACACTCTCTGCTACGCAGCTGAATTGCCACGGCGTTTACGAAATCGCGTAACGCAAATAAGGGGGCCGGTTCGCCGGTCCCCTGCTTTAAGGAGGCACTTATGTTTGAATTTTGTTCTTGCACTGTAGCTATCGGGGGAGACGTCAGAGCAGTGGTCCCTAGACCGTCTGTTTCTGTTGCCGAGATTATGCTGCTGCAACAAATTCACGGTGGCGATGCTGTCACCAATATCAAGGTTACTGGAACGAATGACACAACAAGCGAAGAAGAGCGCGATCGATTAGGCCGTCTCTACAGCGACGACAAAGTTGTTAGTTTGTTCAATCAATTTGGCGATTTGCCAAAAACGCTGGCAGAAGCTCGCATCCCAGAAGAAATGCTAGATCCTGTCTGGCGCTCTGAGAACGCGAAGAAGCCTGCTGCAAAAAAGACAACCCGAGCTAAGAAACCAGCTGCAGCACCTGTAGTTGAGGATCTGAGCGAGGATGAAGCAGAAGGGTAAAGCCCAATGGCCAGAGGTACTTCATTAGGCCAGCTGATTGACGACTTACGAGCTGAAGTCGGTCACTCGCTGCAACCTAACTTAGGGAAGGCAACCAGGGATGTCCTGGTCAATCAGATCCAGCGTGTTCAACGGCGACTGTGGGAAGACTACAGCTGGCCGTTTTTGCGCGTTCAGAGAGATCTAACAATTAGTGCCGGGCAGCGGTATTACGATCTTCCTGATGATATGACCTTTGAGCGCATCGAGCGTGTTGAATTTAAGCACGGCGATGTTTGGGATAAGCTCGAGTACGGTATCGGTGCAGATCAGTACAACCAGCACGACAGTGATAATGGTGTTCGATCTTCGCCGATCCGTCGCTTCGATACTTACGAAAACGATCAGGTTGAGTTTTGGCCGATCCCTGCAAACAACAGCAAAGCTGATGGATCTGGGAAGGTACGCATCCACGGAATCAAAAACCTATCTGCCTTTGTTAGTGAAAGCGACACGGCAGACTTGGATGACCAACTAATCGTCTTGTACGCAGCTTCAGAGATTTTGGCGCGTCAGAAGCAGCCAGATGCTCAAAACAAGTTAGCCCAAGCCCAGGCGCATTATGGACGCCTTAAAGCTAGGTTATCGAAGACCTCGACGTTTGTTATTGGCGGCGGTGAACCAGAAGGGATGTACCGACCAAAAGGACCGCCACTTATCGCAAGGACACAATAAGCCATGCCGTATATCCTGGTTGAGGACTTTAGAAGCGGCCTGGATACAAGGCGGATGAATGTGACGGCGACGCCAGGAAGCCTGGTTGAGCTGACAAACGCCCATATCACTCGAGGCGGCGAAATAGAAAAGAGGCCAGCTTTTGTCGAGCTGGCTGATCTACCATCCAACACAACAAGTCTGGCTGCTGCTGGCGGACAGATTTATGTGTTTGGCTCCGACGCCGCTGCAAGCGTCACTTTTGCAGCCGGTACACCAGCTAACATCAACTATGTGCAGCTCCAACACCCCTCTGGTGAAGCACTGACCGATGTTTTGTCCGTCGATTTTTACAACGGCCTGGTGTACGCGGCTGCTCGTTTTGCAGATGGTCGGATCTACCACTACTACGACGGGACCAGGATTACAGACTGGTTCGATGGACGCGCTCGAGCGACGATCGAGATTACTGGAGGAACGCTAGGCGGTGCATCAGCCACGGGAAGTTTTGAAGTTACTGGCGGTACGAACAATCCTGGGGACAACATCCGTATTGTTCGTGTTAATAATGTCGAGATTATTGACTCACCTGTTGCACACACAGGGAATGATGTAACGACAGCTGCGAATGTCGCCCAGGCGATCAATGACGCAACAACGACGCCCAACTACACAGCGACTGCGGCGAACGGCGTAGTCACGATCACTGCTGCTGACGTCGGCATCGGCACAAACGGCTATGTGGTTTCTGTATTGACTGACGGCGCTGTAACAGTAGGCAGCGTTACAAACATGGCTGGCGGTTTTGATAACGCCGTTACAGCAGTCACTGTTGATGGCGTCGATCTGATCGGTGACCAGGTTGCCTGGGCAACATCACACTCTAATACGGCTTTGAGACTTGCTGAAGCGATCAATGACTTTGCGTCTGCACCAGAATATGAAGCAACAGCCGTCAATCAGTATGTGAACATTATTAGCAAGGAGTCAGGGGCATCATTTAACAACCTGACTGTTGCAGTTTCTGTATCAGGCAATGTTACGACGGCGTTTGATCCTCCAACGCAGAACTATCTTGATGGCGGTGCTGACTCCAATAACGTCCAGGGATATACGCCTGGCGGATTCATTCGTCCGGCAAAAACCAAAATGTACGCGCTGTCTGATTCATTGCTGCATTTCTCGGCAATCGATGACCCGACTGAATGGAATGACGCGACCTTGGGTGCTGGGTTCATTAACCTGGCAAACAACGCAAAGGGATCTGAAGACCTCAAGGCGATTGCGAACTACTTTGACAACCTGGCAATTCTGGCAGAGCAAGCGGTCCAGATCTGGTTCGTTGATGCTGATGAAGACCTTAACCAGCAGATCCAGGTTCTGAACAACACTGGCACGATCTCACCAAATAGCGTGGTTGAGTTCGGCGATAACGATGTTTTCTACCTGTCGCTGTCTGGTGTTCGCAGTCTGCGAGCGCGAGATTCATCTAACGCTGCGTTTGTCGGCGATATCGGTAACCCGATTGACGAGCTTGTTGTAGCCGATATTCGGGCTGATCGAGCAGCTGCTGAAGGTAGTCAGGCAATCCTGGAGCCGCGCGATGGTCGTTATCTGCTCGCTATTAACGATAAGGTCTATGTATTTAGTTACTTCCCTAGCTCTCGCGTCAGCGCCTGGTCAGTTTATGAGCCAGGATTCAGTGTTGATAAGTGGTCTTATGATGGGAACCAGGTCTTATGTCGTAGTGGAGATAAGCTGTATTCGCTTGGCGGAGCCAATGGGAATGAGTACGACGATTGTGTCGTGACAGTGCAGATGCCGTTCCTTGACGGCCAAAAGCCAGCAACATCGAAAGACTATTACGGGATTGATGTCACTTGTGAAAATACTTGGGACGTATCAATCGCTACAGATCCCCAGGACATTACAGCTCTCGAAGATGTAGTAACGGTCCACAAGACAACATACGGCCTGGGCCGCGCAACGATCACTGGCTATTCAACACATATCGCACCACGACTAACGTGCCAGGCGGATGGACCGGCCAAGGTAGGCAACCTGGCGATCCACTACAATTCAGCGGAAGCAGGCTAATGTTTATCAGTCCTGCATCAGAGAACGACATTTATACCGTCGCACTCGAGATGCGGAAGCGTGATTACGAAGAGATCGTGTGCATGACATGGGCTGATGATCGCGAAGATCTAGCTCAATTCCTGGTCAAGCACCTGGTTGGGCATGAGAATGTCTACTGTTTTGGAGATGATCGCCCTGTTGGTATCGTTTCTTACGTTCCTGTTCGACCAGGCGTTTGGTCACTTGGGATGTACGCCACACCTAGATTTGAAAATGTAGGTAGGTATCTGACAAGGGTGGTCATCAAAGATATAATACCGGCATTGGATAGAGCGAACGCTCACCGTGTCGAAGCGCTTTCAATCAGTGGTTATGACTCGGTTCATCGTTGGCTCGAGTTCATAGGGCTGAAGAAAGAGAATGTAGTGCCTGGGTTTGGGCGCAATGGTGAGGACTTTATAACTTTCGCTTATGTCCGTAAGCCAAATACCAACCCAGGCGTTAGATGGCGTAAACCAGGAGAGATCAGCTAATGTGTATGGGCGGTGGCGGAGACGGCGGAGCAGCCGAACAGCGTCGGAAGGAAGAAGAGCGTCAGGCTCGTATTCGTGAAGGCAAAACATCAATCGACGATACGTTTTCTCGATTTGATGACGATTTCTACTCGGGACGCAGGCAGTCATACATGGACTATGCAACCCCGCAGCTGGACGATCAGTACACAGACGCAATGAAAGATCTTCGTCTTGCCCTGGCGAGAAGCGGGCTTATGAATAGTTCGGCTTCAGCAAGACGTTTTGGTGACCTCAAGAAAGATTACGACATCCAGGCTCAAGGTGTTGCTGACAAGGCGGTAGGGTTTGAGAATACCGCCCGTAAAAACATTGAAGCAGCGAAGTCTGATCTTTACACGCAGAACTCAAACATCGCCGACCCTAGTCTGGTTGCTCAAAGCGCAGCATCTCGAGCAGCGAGCTTGACCTCTTTACCAGAGTATTCGCCTTTGACGCAGCTGTTTGCTGGTGTGACTGATGGCATCGCCACTCAGTTCGATCTCGAGCGTCGCGGAAAGAATCAATATGACATGAGCGGGTTATTTAATAGTGGAGACTCATCGAAAGTCGTTCAGTGACCAGCCGAACCTTTACACGGTAATCGGCGAGATCGTGAAACTGATGTCCTGCAGCAAGGTCTATCGGGGATACACGATCGAACATCTCGAGAAGCTGGTTTTGCCGCCTCTCGTGACAAATCGATGCAGACTGTACTTCGACCAGACTGATGGAGAATTGATCGGGTTTATCAGCTGGACGTTTCTGAAGCCCGATACAGAAGTTAAGTACATCGCCAGGAAAGGGCTAATTGACTGGGATGATTGGAATACGGGTGATGCCGAAGGCAATCTGTGGGTAATGGATTTCATTGCTCCATTCGGTGAAGCGAAAGAAATGTGCCGCCATACCTACCAGGATCTGGCGGATCGGTGGCCAGGAAGACGGCTGTTTTTCCGCAGATCGGCCCAGAACGACAGAATAAACAGTGTGATGCTAAAGATGGCAGCTGACACTGTAATGCACTGAGGAGAGGCTTATGTCTAGCGATAGCAGCAACGACAGCAACGCAGGCGACTACGAAGGCGACGCTTATAGCCAAACTGTTTCTGGCAAAGCTGCCCAAGAAGCTGCGTCTGAGTCTTTGCGTCAGCAAGCGATAGGCGATTTGGAAGACAGAAACCAAGCAGCAAAAGACAGGATGCAGGAAGCCGGATGGAAAAATGCGCTTCCTGGCGTTGGCGCGATAAATATGCTGGACACAACGATCGGCACGTTTTCTCGAAACAACATGATCGACAACCTGAAAAACGGCGGAACCCCTGTTTACGACAACAACGGTAAAGTCCAGGGCGTTTACAGTGACAATGGCTTGTTTGGTGGCCGTGTTTACTCAGGTAATCCAGATTTCGGTCCAAACGCTGGGCAAAACCAGGGCGGGGACAACGACGGCTATCAGTACATCGACCAAGGACAGGTTGAGCTGCAAAAGGCTAGAGATGAGAGAGCAACGGCTCTCGCTGCGAAGCAGAAAGAGCTATCTGATTCGTTTGGCTACTTTAACGATGATTACTACGGCGATCTAAGCCAGAGCTATACGGATTACAGCAATCCTTTGCTGCAAAATGCGTATGACGATTCTCTGCGCGGCGTTTACCAGGGATTCAAGGCAGCTGGTCTAGTTAGCCAGGCTGATATGGATTCGGCGATCGGTGGCCTGGATAGCCAGAAGTCGATCGAGCAGCAGAGAATTGCTGATGCAGCGAGCGCTTATTCTGGTACGCGAAGAACAGATATCGAAAAGCAGCGCCAAAAGCTCGGCGATCAGTTGTCTAGCTTGGTTGGCGGCGCGCCAGATATCGATTCAGTTCGAGCGCAAACAGAAGCGATCAACAGTTTCGATGTAGCCAAGAATGTCGATAAACTCAAAGCAGCTCCTGTTAAATCAAGCATTAACTTCTTTGACGGATTCGACAAGGTTGCTGCAACCCAAGAATCAAACCCATTAGCAACATATACAAATGCACCTGGTGCAGCGTCAGCATCGTTGACTGGATCGTCAGCATTGCCGTCATCAGCATCAGTGCAGCCAACATCCCTGGTCGGCATTAGTTCGCCGTATGCAGGAAGTTCAGTAAAGGTGGTGTCTTAAATGTGTAATCCATATCTAGCAGCTGGTATCGCCGCTCAAGTAGGCGGTGCAGTCGTACAGAACCAGGCAGCAAAGCGAGCTAACAATGCTCGAGCAGCTGCTCTTTCGGCTAACACAACGCGGAATACCGCCTTGGAAGGCGAAGCTCGAACAGCAATGAATGATGTCACCCAGCAGTTTGCTGCTCAAAACATGGATCCTGGTATGGGAGCTGAAACAGATCGCTTGGCTGGGATCTACAATGAGCTGACAGGCCGTAATGCTGCTCCAGTGATGCCGTCATCTGGCGGCGCTCCTGCATTGATTAGAGACACAAACGAAGCGGAAATGGCGAAGGCTGTGCAGTTTGGCATGGATCAGAACAAGCGCCTGGCAGATCTAAACTCATTTGGTAGCTACCTGGCGAACACGATCTCCCCACAGATGAACAACAGCGCTGCAGTGGCTCAAATGACTGGTAACATGATGAAGGGCAACAGCAGTGTGCTTCAGTCTGAACTCGAAGCGGCGAACAACAAGGCTTACAGCCCAACAGCGCAGCTGCTCTCTGGAGCAGGACAGGTAGCGACAGGCTACGGTTTGTATAAGGCATAAAGACATGGCTTCAAGATCTAACCCATACGCACCAGATCCGTACCTCCAGCAGGGGTTCTCCAATTTATCCAGGGCTTTGATTGGTTCTGCAGCTGACGATGCGAATGTCGCGATGTCTAAGTATCGAGATGCTCAAACCGTTGGTCAGAACCAAGATAACGCGATGAATCAGGAGCTTTACGCTGCTGGCCAAGCGCTATCTCAAAGTCCTGAGTTTCAAAGCAGTCTGCTCAATGCGATGGGCGTAAACACAATGGGCCAGAATGTTGTTGGGCCACCACAGCCGGGCCAGGTTCGTCTTGGGTCTGATGCTGCAGGGAATTTAGCGCGTAGTGTTTTAGGCACTTACGGCAATGCCGATCAGATGAGTAACGCCTTCACCAACCTTGGCCAAGCAAAAAGCAGTCGTTTGGCCGAAGGCATGATTTTAGGCGGATCAGATAAGCAGGCTGGCCGAGGCGCTCTGTTATTACGCGGTGGTAATAAGTACAACAATCCGGGCTTTGCGGATAAAGAACTATCGACGAATGATGCGACAAATCGCAGAGAAGATGATTTGCGTTTTGGCGTTGGTGGGCAAGGTGATCGAGACACGACTGCACAAGAAACCACGAAGGTTACAAATAATTTAGCTGATAATGCGACAGCGCAGCGTCAGGATGACATGAAGTTTGGCCCTGGCGGACAGGGTGATCGCGATAACGATGCGAAAAAGGCTTACGAAAACTATCGCACAGATGCTCAAGAAACGACGAAGCGCGATAACAACGCTGACGAAATTAAGTTCAAGAAGTGGAAGCACAACAACCGCGACATCGAAATCACTGTTGAGCCTGGCAAGCAAGTCGTTGTTAACCCAGCTGCAGGAGAGCTTCTTGGGCTGCAGCCTAACAATGATGGATTGTACATCCTTGATGGCGGTCCAAAACCAGGATCAGTCACTGTTAAAGTAGGCAAGGAAGATGTGTACCTGGATAAGGCGACAGCTGATGCGATTGGTGTTAAGAAGAACGCCGATGGCCAATATGTTATTCCAGGTGATCCAGAGCTTCGTAAGCAAAGCAATTCGGAGTCAAATCAAGGTAACATCGTGAACGCCGGTCGATTCCAGGATCAGTTTGCACAATCTTATGAGCAATTAGGCGATAGCGAACTGCCAAGGCGAGCGATCGGCGGTATGCAGACAATTATCTCCCAAGCGATTGCTAAAGACATGAAGCCGGAGTCCGAAGGCGGTAGAGGAATGACTTTCCTTGACGCATACAACGAAAATGCGATCCCGATAATAAGCGCAGGCGGCGTTCAAATCAGCACTGGTTACGGCGATGGGATAAGCGACTTCATGTTCCCTAGATATTTCTTCGACTTTTTTGCCCGCCAGCAGAACCTGAACGTTAACAACGCAAAGAATACAATCATCAGAAGTTTAGGTTATTCAGCAAAAGAAGCTGATGCAGTAATTAAGCAGATCCAAGCTCAGTAAGGGGGTCGCAATGGATGAGTTTGACTTCCGCCCAGGCGTAGCACTAGGCGAAGACTCGATTATCGACAGCTCCGAGCAGGAATTTGACTTCCGTCCTAGCCAAATGCCGAGTCCATCGGAGGTTGCAGAGATGCAGCAGCCTCCTGTTGTAGATGATGGCCAGTCCTCCCAGCCAGATTCTTCTCAGCAGCCTCCGGTGGGCGCTTCAACTAGAA